GAATTAAAGCCTTATCCGAACAATCCAAGACTGAATGATGATGCGGTCGATAAGTTAGCAAGATCGATCTCCGAGTTTGGATTCCGGCAGCCAATCGTAGTCGATCAAGATAACATGATCATTGTCGGTCCGAATTATGATTTCTTTGTCCCACGCAGAATAAAACAACCACCGATCATTTTAAACACCCGGATATATTCGTGTAATTTGATTAGGAACGATACCCCTTACCGGTGGCGTGGAAGATACAACGAGGACACTGATCTATCCCTACGGATGTTGAAAGACGGCTGGTGCACGATTTTGTTTAATGCGTTTCTGCAAAAGAAAGCATCTACACAGACTTTAAAAGGCGGTAACACCGATGATTTTTATTCCAAGGAAGGGACGCTGCCAAAGTCTCAAATGCTGGTAAACCTGCATCCGGATGTTTCAAGATTAGTATGGAGGTTCAATCGTTGGCATCACTATGTCGATTACAATTCATTCAAGAACATCAAACTGGTTAAGAAAGAGAACGTCGAAATAAAGACGCAGGTCGATAACTACGGGATGAAGTTAACGAACAGAAAAGACCATGTCCGAACAAAATAATAAAGAAAAGTATTTCGGTCGTCCGCGTACTCAGATTGATCTTACAGTGGTAGAAAAACTCGGCCAGTTGCAATGTACTTATTCCGAATGTGCCACCTTCTTAAGCATTCCCGAGGGAACATTGAAGCGGAGAAAGGACTTTCGAACCGCCTATAAAAAAGGGGCTGAGAGTGGCAAAATATCGCTTCGGCGCTCGCAATTCAAGTTAGCCGAGAAAAACGCGGCGATGGCGATCTGGCTTGGGAAACAGTACCTCGGCCAGAAAGAGCAGGGTCTGAGTACCTCTGATACCGATCAGATTACTGGTATTGACTGGATAGAACTGAAATGAAGATTCGCGTTTGTAAGTCAGACTATTCACCCCAGCAATGGGAATTCCTGCGTAGTACTGCACAGATAAAAGGTTTTGTCGGTGGTATGGGATCCGGCAAGACTTACATCTTTATCCGTGAGACGCTACTCAATCATCTTTTCCGGAAGAATAAACGGGGCTTTTCAAACGGGTGGATCATTTATCCGACGCTCGATTTGGCCGAAGAATTGTTCGTGTCGCCGTTCTGTGAAATGCTGGATCGCCTGAAGATTCCTTACATCTACAACGTCTCTAAACACCGGTTCGAATCAGAGTATGGTAAGATTAAAATCTACCAGATGGTCAAGCCGCAGATGATTGTCGGATCAGAATTGACCTATGTCGGATTTGACGAGTTTGATATTGCGTCCTGGCGGAATTGCGAAACGGCTTTCCTGAAAGCCCTTGGTCGTTTACGAGGTTCCGGCAATGTCGAGTTGTATATCGTTACCACGCCCGAAGGATTGCACTATACCTACAAGATTTTCGTTACCGATAATCCGAAGGGTGAACGTCTTTTAGTTAAAGCCAAGACCAGAGACAATCCGTATCTCGATCCTGGGTATATCAAGACACTTGAAGCCAACTACCCGCCCCGGCTCCTGGAAGCGTATCTGAACGGCGAATTCGTGAATCTCACACAGGGCAATCTTTATTACAATTTCGAGCGTGTAAAACAGGCCAAGAAACTAATAATTAATCCGCAGGCTGAATTATATCTGACCTGTGATTTCAATAAATCTCCGATGGAGTGGCTGGTTGCCCAACGTGAAGGCGATAAGATTAAGTTCGTTGCTCCGATCAGCATTAAATACGACGCCAAGACCAAACAGGCAGCCGAAATGTTCTGTCAGATTTTCCGGAATCACGGCATTAAAAAAGTCATCGTGACCGGTGATGCTTCCGGCCAGTGGGAGAGTTCGCGGGATTATTCCAGCGATTATCAGATCATCAAGGAAGTCCTGGAATTGAACAAATGGCAGGTCATTTTCAAAGTACCAACGCATAATCCGAGTGTCAATAACCGGGTGAACCTGACTACTACGCTGATTCATAAAGAACGTCTATTGATCGATGAATCTTGTCTGTCTCTGATCCTCGATTATGAGAATGTAGTCGGTGACGGCAAGGGCGGAAAAGACAAAACAAACCAGATGCTAACTCACGCCTCAGACGCCGCCGATTATCTGATCAATCTTTTATATGCGAATGAATTTAACCGTTTAAAAATAAGGCAGGTTTAACATGGGAGTAAACTTAAAAGAAGGGTATCAATTGACACAATCGGCGTTAATCAACGTTGGGCGAAACTCGCCTGAACAGCGCGCTTATCTGCGCGATATTTTCTATTACCGCAAAAGCGCGGAAATCCGGAAAGTGCTAATGAGCGACATGAAACTGTACGACTGCGATACGGCAGATCTTAGCCGAATGAAACCGGTATTAATTCATTTCATTCCGGAATTTATTGAAAAGATTTGCACGTTGTACGATCAACCGCCGCTATTTGAATTCGAGGAAAAAGTGGCAGAAGATGAACGGCAAAAACTGTTAACCCTTCTGTCTGAAGTGCGAATTAATAACTTTTTCCCAAATAATTTTAATCTGACACGATTACACAATACGATCTTAGCCAATGTGCGCTATCATGCCCGACGGGATAAAATTTACCTGGAATCGCAATTCAATGCCAGTAATACGCTGGTTCTGCCATATCCAGACTATTACCCGGAGCCGGCGATCGTAGCCTACAAGGTCGGGGATCTATACTACGTCTGGGATCGCGTGAATCGCGAACATTACTACCTGAAGAAAGAGCCAAAATTTGCGAAAGGGGAAATCGCTGTAACCAATTCGGATAAGTATCCAATCGAAGGGAATCAGAGTCTGCGCGCGCCGGATTATTTCCCATTTGTTACTTACCGTTACCGTGATACAGGCGGATTCTGGGGTGAGGGGCTGGACGAGTTGGTCGATATTGCCCGGCTGATCAATCTATTGTATACGATTACCGGCGATGATACGATTCAGGAAACGATCCGCTTATTGATTCTGAATTTCAATCCGACCGGAACTGAAGGCGAATCCGGACAGATCAAGTCTGGACTGAAGCACCCACTATTTCCCGAGAATCCTATGCCAGGGCAGGACATCACACCTTCAGCGCAAGTGGTAGAAGTTAATCTCTACGTCGAACAGATCATCAAACTGGTAGAGGATATGACAGACCGGATTGCGAACATTCACGGGATACCTAATGTTATCAAGAAAGAGGTCGAAAGCGACCTGTCCGGAATTGCCATCCGGTTGAAAATGCAACCGGTAATAGATCGCCATCGCAAAGATAAAAACGTGATGAAATATCCTGATTTAGAGTTGATTCGGACTATCGTCGCGGTGAATAACTACCATCGCCCTGACAACCGCATTGATGAAAAAGTGCTGGAGGGATTGCAGATCAATTACCCGGCGCCGGAAATCATAGTTAACGAAGCCGAAGAACTTGAAGTCGAAAAAGCCAAGTGGGAAGTGGGATTATCCAGCCCGATTGAGTATGTCATGCGCAAAAATCCCAACCTTACGGTTGAAGAGGCTAAGGAATATATCACGGAAAACCTTGGTGTGAAAAAGGAATTGTTTCCGGAAAATCAAACCTTGAATAAGAAATTCAACTTCCGTACCAATGTCGAATAACATTAACGCCCTACAGGACAAGTTAGACGATCTAACGGAAGATGTCAGAAATGACGCGGAATTGATTCTTAATCAGATTGATATAGACGAACTGTTAGACGATCCGGAGAATTATATTCAAACATTAGCAACCGAATTCGTAGCACAGCATGAAGACGAAATCAAGCGCGGCATTCTTATCGGCCGTAAGTATGCGAAGATAATCATCAAGGAAACCAAACGTGCAGATTCAGGTCAAGGTTAATTCTACGGCTGTAAAAAGTTTTATTAAAGGCGTTGAAAAGCAAACACGAAGCGGGATGCCTCGCCTGATCAATAACATGGCGCGAGCAATTAAAAGCGATATAGCCTATGGCATAGAATACGGCGTCGATATTAACGGAAAGTTGTTTCAACCGCTCAAACCAAGCACGATCCAGAGTAAGCGCAATCAGACTCGATTTAAGGGCGAAAGAACTCAACCTCTGCCTCATCCGCGAATACCGTTGTTTGCCACCGGTCGGCTGCAGAATGTGATTCTAAAAGAAACCGCCAAACCAGACAGTCTGAAGGCTCGTTTGGTTATGCCACAATCTCGTCAGAACATTGGACGTTATCATAATGAGGGTACTGAACCGTACACGATCACACCAAAGTCCAAGAAAATGCTTGGACCGTTATATTCATCCCGGGGAAAAAGGTATTTCGCTAAGACTGTTCATCATCCGGGATTACCGAAACGCGAATGGTTCGGAATTTCAGTGCGGGCTAAGGCTGTGATTTTTAGATTGCAGGAGCAGTTCTTTAACCGTATTTTAGGTATGAAATGAAGGTAGATAAGGAAAAAATGGAAATTGAGATCGGCGCTGGAATAGAGGCGTCGGTTGAACAATTTCTTTCTGAATTCAAAAAATCTGTGACAATTATGTCAAATGCCGGAATGAGTGTTGAACAAATTAAAGA